ATAGAATCTACAATGTTCGTTCAATAGTGCGCCATATGCAGAGTTCAACAAAATCTTACGCACAAGCTGACGTTTATCATAATATTCATATTGATCAGTGCCATATGCTGATTTAGCTTTAGCTTGCATTTCTTTACGTTCACTATACCAGCGAGTAAGTAGTCCTGGAACAACACCCTCTTTTTCGTAAGTAAATATTGTACCGTTAGCACTTAGCATCCAAGGCTTGTGACTATCAAAGATCAACTTCCAAATCTCGGCTGCACTCATTTCTACCGACCTGCCATCTTCATAGTCTAATGTCAACATAGTGCCACGGTCTTGATTCATAATAGCAGTATATTCCAATACGCTAAATAAGTTTTCCCATAGAATAGCACCAGTAACATCATCGTCACCTTCTTTGAAACGTTTCTTAAGACTAGCTAGTTGCTTGCCTTTGTCGTCCATGTATTTGTCAGTTAATGTCTGTCTGACCTGACCAATGATGGTTTCGCCTGCCATGTTGAGGGCACGAATAACCGAGGGATAGAGCGAGTTGATGTCAACTGCTCCGACATATTCGTGCATACCTCTTTTTGGCGTAGCAACGAAGGCACCTGCCGCTGGAGTTGTTTCTTCTGCATTTTCATTCCTTCTTTTTTTATCTGGCACTACTAAACCGCGTTCATGCGCCTCATTGAAAATTGCCATTTCAATCATAGCTACAGAACCCATTACTGTTGGCAGTAATACTGTATTCTCATGTGCTAGCTGATTAGCTAGTTCTAAGAATTTGAGCTTGTTGTGAATCTTCACCAATAACATGGTATCTTGTCTATTGTATTCAATAAACTTTTTAAAGTCTTTGTTATACAACTGATCAAGAGTACCTTCATATTGAGTTTTGTTTTCCCCTACTTCCATCTCGCCAATAGCATCTAACTTGTATGAATGTCGTGATTCATAGTTATATTTCTTGTAGAGTTGTAAGTAGTCCAAGTGAATACGACCAACCAAGTCATATGTTTGTTCTTCTTTGCCGAACCGTTCATATGTGCGTGGTTTAGGAAGTTGACTCATTAAGCAAAACTTTCGGGTGTCATCTTTACTCATTACTCGTGTGACACGATTAACCATGTAAGGTATGTCATACCCTTCACTGTTCCAGCCAGTCATTACATCACTATCTTCAATGAGTTGAAAGAAAACATCAAACATATCCTTCTCATTTGTGAAAAGCATACAATTTTCAAACTCATTAGAAATTTCTTGCGCCGTTTCTGGTGACATATGCTTAGGGGCAATGACCAATGTAACTAGTGTATCTTGCCAATCCAAATATAATGAAATAGCAGTTACCGGGTTGAATGGATCACTTGTAGGACTGAAACCCTTCTCAGGAGAAAAATCAACTTCAATGTCAAAGAAGCAAGTATGAAGTTTAGGAACATCTGCCTTAAGATAGTTTTCACTAAGGCAACGAAACACCACTGGTACATCACTTTCAAATAATTTCTTACCTGAGTGAATGCGTTTTTCTTTTTCAAACTCTTGTCGTTTGCGTGTACTGAAACGACTTACAGGGTCACCATATATACTACGATGCTTACCCTTATGATCAGGATAGTAGAGTACATAATTTGTGGGATATTCTTTGTATTGACGCTTTCCATTCTGGTCACGTTCAACTACAAAAATTCTATCGTCATCCCTAGAATGAACCGCATCCACGTAACTCAAAGTGTTTTTCCGACGGTCGATAAAATGGTATTTAATTCTTCATGGTCCGCGTTTGTTTGACCAAGACTTGCTTTGTGTGCGATAGTTATTGCCTTCTTAAGAATGCCAGGCTTAACTTCTAGTTCTTCTGCAATGGCTTTAACAGTTTCAGATAATCCCTGACGTAGAGTATCAATCTCGTGTAATACTACCATTCCTTCGTTAATCAATTGTGTTAACTTAATCTTTTGATCGCCGGTAAACATTTTTGCTGACATATAAATCTCCTGTGAAGTAGTTAGTATACTACATCTGCGAAACAAAGTCAACTATTTTACTGAAATATTTCTGGATGTGCTTTACCAAATACTTTCATATATTTTCCGGCACTCATATCTGCTAACATTTCAATTGGACTACCCGGATAGCTGTCCCCCGATTTAATCATATTCAATTCACCTTGACGCACATGGGTAAGTTCATGAAATACAGTACGCATAATATCAACCATATTACGATTAGCAACGTATACCCAAACGCTATTGTCATTTGTACTATGACGACCGGTATGATGCCCTTCTTGTGCTTCTTCAGTATCGTAACTGAATTCAATTTTGGGCACTGATTGTAGCTTGAGTTTTTGTGTTGCAAATTGAATAAATTTCTGCATTATTGGGTTATCTTCCAAGAAGTTTGGTTCATCATTTGCTTCATCTAGTTTATTCTTAATCCAGTCATCCGGTGTTCTTTTAAATTTGTGAACAAACAAGTCATGCAATGCTTTGCCAGTAATGCTATGTCTATTTGCTACTTGACGCATTAATTTGTCAATGGTAGTATAATCGTGCTTTTGTAGTGAAGGCAAACGTTTTGCTAATTCTAATGCAGCGGATTCAATAATGATGTGTTCTGTGAGCATTATATATTTATCAAAAGTGCTCACTTTAACGAACTAAATGGGTAGCGATTCCTATTCGTTGGCCAGCAGCCGGCCACACGGCCCTAAGGGTGTTCTTTACCAAGAACTTTCTTTAAGTTCTAGTGTGTATTTGTCAAATCTTTTTAATCGTGCCAAGAATTCATTAGATTCTTCTGATACTATTCCAGTTAGTTGTAGTATGATTCTATCGGAAGCACCTGCATTTGCACTAGCATAAGAAGTTTTGTGCCAATCAACACTATATACATCTCCTGCTTTCCATTCAGTGTGTATATCATTATCAAAGCAATAGAAATGCCCCGGCTCCCAATCTGTTAAATGAATGCAGATTCTTTTAATAGTAAAGGGATTATCCAAATGATAATGTTCTAAATTGTCTTTAATGAAAGGGCTTACTTTATTTGTCTTTTGTATATCTAAATTAATATTGCAATCTCTAAGTTTGAATAGATTGCTTATTTGTTGGAGCAATTTATCATTGATATTACTCCAATCACCTACGAGTTTACCTAATTTTGTAATGTTCATACTGATATTTAGTATGATATATTATTGTTAATATTAAACTTAATTACACCAACTAGTTTTAGCTTCCCCGTAATATTCTCGGGCAAAACCTTGGCTAATTAACATTTGTCTAAGGCTTTGTCCATTTAATATTACATCGCCTAACACACGTCCACCATACTTGTCCCAATCCATAAGAACAACTTGTCGTTTAGTTGCTACTTCAATGGCATGCTTAGTAAAAGCAGTTGCTGCTTGACCTTTTTGATCCTCACTAGGACATTTTGCTCTAAACCCTTTTTCTGGAGTATCAACACCAAACACACGAATACTTAATTCTTTCTTCAATGGGGCAGGTAAGAACAGAGCTTGAAATGCCACAGTATCACCATCAATAACCCTAGTTATCACGGCATCATATGTTACACCTTCTTTTTGTTTTTGTGCTAATACAACACTAGATAGTATTGATAATGCTATTAATAATATTATTTTTTTCATGTCTGTCATCCAATCCCATTATATTTTGCTAACCTTTTGCTATATCTAATTCAACTAGTTGTCTGTATGGTTCATCACCAGTCCATCTATCGCCCTGTACTCTTGTTTCTTCTAATGCAGTGCTTGCATCAAATGGGTTTTTAACTAATTGACCAGTCTGACTAATTAATCCTTGACTCATTGCTTGAATCATATCATTGGTTACAAATCTTCTACGATTTGCACCACGCAAGAACACATTAACTTGAATAGGCTCATCACCTTTCATTTTAATCCAGTGTGTCATTCTATTGCGACCTTCGTGATTACTCACTTTACCTAATTGGCTAAAATCTCCATCTTCCCATTCAACTGGATCTTTAATCTCTAAGAACGGATAAGCAATCTTTCCTCCACCTTGCATATGCTTTTCAACATCAGCATTTCTATCACTTGCTCCCAATGGATGTGATAGTTTTAAGAATGTACTCGGCCGCATCTTTACTTTGAGACCAAAGTAATCTACATCAGTTCCTTGAGGAGTTTCTCCCCATCCTCTTGGGTCAAGTTCTGCTTCATTTACGTCAGACCCCCAGTACAAACTCTTGCCTCCCTTTTGAATCGGCTTAAATCCCTGACCTTTATAGAACTTAGTTAATTTACTTTGACTTACTTGTCCTTTGTCCCACGGGAATAAAGTAAGAGCAATGCCATCTTCGCGGGCTATTGCTTGAAGTTCTTGCATTGCACGGCTACCCACACCTTGACGTAATGGATACGCTTGAAACCATTTGACTTCAACTGCACCTCGTTTACTAAAGCTAGGTGTTAATTCAAACATAGCAAACTGTTGATCATCTCCTTTGCCCCATATCATAACATGATTGTTTTGCATAGTAGTTGGATACTTTTGATAGACTCGTTCAATCCATGCTTTAGCCTGACCATTATCAAGTGGTCGTAGTTTTAACCTAACTGGTTCGTCGTTCTCGGATAAAAACTCACTTGCTCTCATTATTCACGCTCTGTTTTAAGAGTAGAACGAATAAACCATGCTTTTTTACCATATAGGTCTTGAAGTTCAGCCATGTAGTTAGCAATACCTTGTTGACGTTCATTTGTAGCTTCATCAAACATAGCAACCACAAGTTGACCCAGTGTTTCACAATCTTGTAGTAACTCAACAAACATAAGTTCTGCTCTTGGCACTTTAGTTTGATCTTGAATGATACTTAGTTCAGCATACCGTGTTAAGCTACCGGGTGTATAAGCACCCAAGACTCTGATATATTCAGCAATAGGATCAATGGTTGCATTTACATCTTCGTACAATGTATTAAAGAATTCGTGATATTGCGGAAAGTTACTGCCTTCAACATTCCAATGAAAGTTTTGTGTTTTAATAGCAAATGCTTGTGTACTAGCTAATAGTACTTTTAAGTTATCTGATAACATTATTATCCTTTAGTTTTCTTTGTATTGACGTTGATAGCTTTACCACTACGATCAGGATTAGGATCTTCTCTGCGTTTTCTAGCAGCCGCGCTTGCACGACCTTTTTTTCCTAAACTGTGTGCTTTACTTTGTGGCAAGCATTTTGGTTTTCCTTCTCCTGGTTCTTTGGCACACGGACCTTTAATGTTTCCTTTAGTATCCATACGAACCCATTTTTCTTTATTAAACCAATCGTGCAAACTTTCATCTGCTTGTTCAATACCTTCTAATATAGAACTTTCATTCTTACTACTGTTACCCCAATTACTTGCCCCTTTGTTGCGACACTTTACTAATGCACCACTGGCGTAAGCACTTGGCCAAACTTTATAACGACTCTTGACTTTGTAGTAGCAAGCATCTTTCTTTTCGTTGATTAATTCTTCACTGACCATTTCACCACCGCAATGTGGACATTTTTCTTCCGCCACACCTTGCTGCATATCTTGTTTAACTGCACGAGCAACATCTTGCGCTAATGCGCCGGGATTATTGTCACCGCCGTAGTTTAGCACATCCATTATGGCAGCGTGGATAGTACGTTCATCTGCACGGCGTGCTAGATTAGGATAGGTTCTTTCAAACTCTGCGTATACTTCGTTGGCCAAGTCTTCACTATCGTGACCCTCCGCCACACCTTGCTCTTGTATTTTCCTAGAAACGATACCTCTATGCTTTATTGTTTTTTCATTATCCCAACGTACTGGATCAATCATTGGATACAAGTATTTTTTACCATCACTATCAATATCGAATTTACTACCTTGTGGGACTAGATGTTGTTTTCTAAGTCTATTGAACTTTTCTGCATCTACTACTATGGGTTCACCTATAGTCACTTGACCAATAGCCACTGCAGGCCCATTACCAGTTCTGACGATACCAACAGTTTTACCGACATATGGCCTAAGACTATCAGTTTTTCTAGATTCATATTTCTTTCCCCCGTCAACAATTAAACTAGCATAATCAATATTACCATCATTTCTTACATTGATCCCAATGGTTGGGATATTGTTACTGGAGCCTTCCGCCACACCTTGCTTAGTATCGTTAGCAAATTGCTTTTTAGTTGCTTTTACTATGCCACTAAAACGTTTATCACCGCGTTTAAAGTCGCCTTCTTTGTCAGCTTTACTAGCATCAGCCGCGGCAGCAGTTTTGTATTGTGCTAGCTTGTCAGTAGATAGTTCTGTTAAAAAATCTGTAGTTTTCATATTATTGTTTTGAACCTTCACTAACTTTTTTCTTAGCAGCATCCCATGCAGCATCAGTCTTTACATTGTATTCTTTACCACCAGCGCCAATATCAGCAATTCTGCTGCCTATATCTTGTCTTGTTTTGACTACAGCTTTATTGTGTTTGTTTACACTTTTTTGCATTAATTTGCCAAAGTTTGGATTGCGTTTAAGTGCAGCGTTATCTTCTGGACTTCTTGAACTTGCTGCTGCTTTTCTCAAATCATCTAAGTCAAATGCCTCTCCTATTCCTGCTACTTTATTACCTTGTGTTCTAGCAGCAGTACCGGTACGGCTAGCTTTCATCTTATCTCCACTGCCGCCAATGTGTCTACTACCATAATCGGTCTTGTCTGCCTTGCGTGGTTTTTTATATGGTAATTGTTGAACAGTACCGCCTTTACTTAAAAATGCTTGTAGTGCAGAATCGTCTTCTGCTACACCTTGAGAATCAGCTTGTGCTTTAGCTTCGGCTCGGGTGCGACTGAATCCTTGTGCGATTGCTTGCTGTACTTGTCTAGGATAAATTGATGCTGAAAACATTTCACCATCTTTAACAATGTACCAGTCAGTTGGATCTAGGTCATGCCGCTCATTATCACCACGTTTGAATGCGCCACCTACTCCACGAAATGGACGATTGCCTTCTGCCATAGAATCTGTATCATGTTGCATCTCTTGGCTGCTAATTAGATAATCCATTACAGTAACCATCATACCCTTTGCCGCGCCTATCTTCTCTGATACCCACTCTGGAAATTCAGATTGAACAGATAATCTTTTATCTAAATCACTAGCAGCACGGGCTATAGTGTGTAAACTATTCTTTAATGTGTGACCTTCATGTTCACCTTGATCTAAGTCTTGTTTAACAAATCGGTTCTTCTTAATCTGCCTTGTCCTGGGATAACGATTAAATCTTGTTCTGCTAGATCATCTTCATTAACTTTCTTCATATCGGATCTGATTTCCACCTTAGTCTTACCATATTTCTTTTTGAATTCTTCGTCAGTTAACTCTGTTAAATCTATCGTAAGTTGTTTGACTTTACCTTCATTAATGCTATTAGCGTAAGGACCCTTCTTTTTAGATTTGCCCTTCATTAATTGCTGTACAGGCTTTAATCCAGGAACATTGATATTTTCGCGGGTTTGAGTCATCATAGGCTGTGCTACGGTTGCAACTGATCCTGCTGTTGTTGTTTCTACTATTTGATTAAATCTCATGCTGGTTTCCCAAAGTTATAGAGTATTTATCAAAATACCATAATATAGAAACTTTAGATTTTGCCGTTTGCTTTTGCAGTTGGGGGGATTCCTGCTCTACTGGTGTTCCAATAGAAGGCTTTTGCGTTCTTTTTGATAGAGTCTGGCCTAACATCCACAGTTAATGCTGTCTTAAATCGTGGATCATTCTTTTGTTTTTCACTTGGAATATACCCTGAAGCTTCCGCTACACCTTGCTTCTTCATGTTTTTTTTCTGTAGTTCTAAATCGGCAGGTGTTGCTTGTCTGATCAGGTTTAGATACTTGTCTACAGGAACTGCTATTATATTTTCATTTGGAACTGTGATTTCTTTTACATCGGGTTTACTATACCACTCTCGGTCATTGTGTTTTATAAATAAATCTTTAGGAACTTTGTGCAGGTATACCATTTGACCTTTTCTAATGCCGCCCTTGAATAAAACCATTTGCGGGTCGTTCGGAAACATTCCGGTATCTGACCCAGGAGTAGTAAGTCCCATTGCAATAGCAACTTTTGCACTGGGAGTAGCATATATAGCATTTTTATTACTTTCTTCTTTACCACCAGTATCATTAGCCTGACGGGGTACTAATACCTCATTTTCATGCCTAGATCCGTGCCATAGATAATTGTTAGTAGATTCTGACATTGAACCACGATATTGATTATCCTTGATGCCGGCATAAGGACTTACAACTGGTGTTTTTTCTGCCGCAAATTGCATGGTGTAATCTTCACCTACAGTCTTCTGCTTTGGTATTCTTGACAATTCATACATAACCGAGGCATATGTATCTCCCCTGAAAGCTCTATAACCCCATGCCTTGGCATAACGCTGTACTAATCTGTCATACAACTTAGCACGACTTTCTGGATTTGGTACAACATCATCCGGACCGTAATTTATAGATGGATCAAGTAATTTGCTTGCTGAGAAATAAATTTTTAGTGGTTTGTATTTTGTAATAAATTGTTGAATAGCAGTTAATACTGTAGCAAATACTTTTTGTGCATCACCCTCACCTGTTACTTCTTGACTG